GGAGGAGGACGAGCGGCGCGAGCTGGACGTCATCATCGGCGCGGTGAGCGTGGAGGTGGTATCAGAATGATCGACAAGGAAATACTGGACGCCGTGCTCCCTCTGCCTACGCTGGACGAGCTGAAGGAGCAGAAGGTCGAGGAGCTGAAGGACGAGGGCTTCGTCATCAGCAACTTCCATTCGGGCGGCGTGTTCTACACGATGCTCATGATCGTGCTGCGCATCAAGGTCGAGGTCATTGAGCTGCTCCGTGCCGTGCTGAACAATATGTTCGTTTCCCACGCGGGCGGCGCATGGCTCGACCTGAAGATGGCGGACTACTCCAAAAAGCGCAAGAAAGCGCAGAAGACGCAGGGCTTCGTCACCGTCAGCCGCACCGACATGACGGGCGAGGCGGTCAAAATCCCCAAGGGGCACGTCTTCAAGCATCCTCGACATCAACGGCGAGGAGCTGCGCTTCTTCGTACTGGAGGCAGCGACGCTGCAAAAGGGCGCGTTCTCCGTGGACGTGCTGGTGGAGGCCGAGACAGAGGGTAGCCGCTACAACGTCCCCGCTGGGCAGATCACGCGCACGCTGACCTACCTTGGCGACGTCACATTCAGCAACGCCGAGGACTGGATCGTGCGGGAAGGCAGCGACACCGAGGACGACGAGAGCGCGAGGGCGCGGACACTCCGCTCGTGGTCGGAACTGGCGCAGCGGGCGACGGAGGACACCTTCGTTGACGCGGCGGAGTCCGTCCCCGGCGTGCTGTTCGCACAGGCCGACTGCAACCACCCGCGCGGGCAGGGCACGGTGGACGTCATCGTGACAGGCACGGCGGGTGAGGCGACGGAGGGACTGCTTGCAGCAGTAAGAGAAGCCGTTGACAAGATCGCTGGCCCGTATGATAATATTCTTGTGAAGTCCTCTGTGACCGTCTCGCAGAATATCTCCGTCACGGTCACGACTGATACGGCAGACACGGACGAGGCGGTGGAGAACCGAATCAAGGCGATCCTCACCGAGCTGCTGGCCGTGCGCCGCAGCCGCAAGCTCAACGAACTGACCTTGTCCGACATCAACCACGCGATCCGCAGCGGCTACAGCGGGGCCACCAACGCGGCGGTCTCCGAGCCGGAGGCGGATGTGAAGCTGGGCAAGGACAAGGTCATCATCCTCGGCGACGTCTCCGTGACGATCGAAAGGGAGTGAGCGGATGAAGCAGTTTGACACCTTCAGCGAGTATATGTTCGACCTGCTCTTCGCCCCTTTGAAGAAGGGCCGGAAGACGGCCAACCAGCTCCGCATCTTCTTCAAGGTCATGGGACGCGAGTTCGACGACCTGAAGGCGGCAATCTTCCGCGTGCGCAACGAGGCGAACGTCGCAAGCTGCTCGGAGGTCATGCTCCCTGTGCATGGGCAAGACCGGGATATGCCGCGACTGGAGGGCGAGGACGCCGAAGCCTATCGGACGCGCCTGTCCATGAAGGGGATCATCTCACAGTGGAGCGGCACGCGGCGCGGCGTTCTCTACGCGCTGACCGCGCTCGGCTACGACCGCAGCCGGATCGAGCTGTTCGCCGAGCAGGACGCGGAACGCTGGGCCGAGTTCATCATCTTTCTGAACAGCTCCAAGCCCAGCGGCGTCACGAACCTCTCGGTCATCGACGCGCAAGTCCGCAAGGTCAAGGAGGGCAGCAGCAAGCCCGCCTACGGCATGGAGACCATCGGCGGGCTCATCATCCGCTCCCAGCTCCAGACGGGCTTCTCGCGCTATCCAAGGTGCGGAGAGATCGTGTGCGGCGTGTGGCCGCATATCGTCAGCGAAGGTCGCCTTGTGGTCTCGACGGTCATGGCGCAGGGCGGCGCATCGGGCGGCGACAATCCCTTCCCGAGAGCCGGCACATTTGCAGCCTCCGAGGAGTTCTATCACTTCGGAGCGTACACCATTTATCAGGGCTTCGCCTCGGACATTGAGGCGGGCTCGAAGACGGCGCAGGGTGCAAAGGTCTACCTGAGATGCTCTGCCTCCACGCGCTGCTCTACCAACGCGAAAGGAGACGCGGCAGAATGAAAACATTGACTTCTATCGGTATCCAGAAGATCGGGCAGCGGTTCGTTGACTCGGTCGATCACGCGGCCTACACGCTCAACGGCGTGCCGCAGACGGTGGAGCCCTTCCGGCGCTTCGTGCAGGGCGCGAGCGCGAGAGTCTACATCTACTTCGACGACACCGTGATCGGCGACGTTGCCGAGGTGCAGCTCGTGGATAAGGACGGCGACGTCATCGCGTCGGCGAACGAACGGGTCTTCACCAAAACACCGGGCAAGGGGCTTTATATAGCCTTCAAATATAATATCTTAGAAGTGGAGGTCGAGAGCAGCAATGAAAGCCTATGAAAAAATTGGATGGCTTGATCACGTCCAAGACGTTGAGACGGGAGAGGTCATTCAGGAAGGAACGCCTGTGAGTCAGGTGAATATGAACCACATGGACGAAGGCATTTTCACAAACCGTGAAGCGGTCATTCTCCATGAGGCTCAGATCGCCGACGCGCAGAAAGAGATCAAGGTGCTGAAGGACGCGACGCTGAACAACATGGTCAACAATGTTTTTCTCATCAACTTCAACACCGTGACCTCGGTCGCGATCACGTCAGGGATTTATGACCCTGTGGCGCGAAAAATCTATGTATAAGGTCGCTTGCAGCCGCAAGGAAGCAAGCTGCATCATCGGGAGCTTGCTCGTGGAGCTGGCCCCGGTATGCGAGAAGTGCGGCGGGTCGCCGGATGGTGTGCTGAACCTGCAGACGGAGGCGGGGCTGTCCCTCACAGGGAACGCCGACGTCCTCATCACAGGGCACAGCATCATCAGTGGCAAGCCCGTCAGGATCAAGCTCACGGACTACGGCTTCGAGTATTATGGAGATCGCGCCGAACTTGCCCGCGTTCGGGAAAAGAGGTGTGTATATCATGGCGGAACCGTCAGTCCTGCAAAAGAAAACTGAGATATTTCTCGAAAGGGATATATACCCCTTGCTGAAAAACTTCCCCGCCTCCGAGAAGTTCTCCCTGTGCCAAGAGATCAAGCAATCCTGCTACAAGCTCATCCGGGCGGCTGTTATGGCCAACAACCTCACGAACGTCAACAGGCGGCTCATGTGGCTGGATGAGGCGGACGCAGAGAAGACGCTGCTGCTCGTGCTTTTGGGCGTCGCCAAGAACCAGAAGTACATCACGCAGAAGAAGCTCTTGGAGCTGCAGGGAAAGCTCGAGGAGATCGGGCGCATCATTGGAGGACTGCAGAAGTTCTTCATCAACAACCGAAAATAGACCATCAGAAAAAGTACAGCACCTACTTAGGGTTATCTCTGTCTGGCGTCGAACCGTGCGAACCGTGGGTACAATTCGGCCCGCAACTGGAACAACAACAATGCTACGAACTCCAACTCGAACGTCGGTTTCCGCCCCGCCTTGTAGGTTATTACGTCATCTGCGGCTACGGCTTCAGGTGCGTGTCCTTGTTATACTTCAAGGGAGAGGTAATCCTTCGCCATGTTGAGAAACGGCGTAAAAACAGTGACTGAGCTTCGCCCGCCCTCTCGTATTGGGAGGCGGAGGGAGGTCTACAATGTGGGTAGCAACCCGCGTCATGGGTGCCAAGCCGTTCTAAAAGGAAAGGATGCCACGAATGACGAAATTCCCCATTATGCTCTACAACACGAAGAGCACCAAGAAGGCCCTCGTGCCGCCGATCCCACCGCCCTCCAGCTATGAGGACGCCGTGGGCTGGGCAGCGATTGAGGCGGGCTACAAGACCGCCTTGCGGGGCAGCCGCAAGTTCACACGGGAGGCTGTGCTCTACGACCTCTACTCCGAAGTGAACAACGTGCGCCTATGGCGCGATCTCAAGAAAATTGAGAAAACGAGACAGGCGGGCGTTAGTGAGTACACGCCGGGAAAGTATCGGCACAGGATCATCGTGGAGCCGAAGGAGCGCAGCCTCCACATCCCGCCGCTGCGGGATAAGATCGTGCAGCTCGTCATCCATCAGGAGCTGCAGACGCTCTTCCGCCCGGTATTCGTCAACCGTTCATTTGCGTGTATGTACGGAAAAGGCCCCATCCGAGCCGCCTTCAACGTACAGCACGACATGAGGGTCGCCCGCATGAAGTGGGGCGACGAGGCGACGGTCATCAAGATCGACGTCCGCAAGTTTTTCTACAGCATCGACCGCAGCGTGCTCAAGCAGATCATCGCGAAGCGGTTCAAGAAGCTCAAGAAGAAGTACCCCGAGAAATACGAGGACTTCCTCCGTTTTTACAGGCTTCTTTGCAAAGTGATCGACAGCTCGCCGGAGGGCGAGAGAGGGATTCCACTGGGGAACGTGAGTTCTCAGGACTTCGCCAACATCTACCTCAACGAGCTCGATCAATTCTGCATCCGCTTCCTCGGTGCGACGCTCTACACGCGCTACATGGACGATGTCGTCATCATAGCGCCGGACAAGGAAATCGCCCGGGAGTGGTTAGCAAAGATCAAGGTGTTCCTCCAAGAGAGACTGCACCTTGAGACCAACCAGAAGACCAAGATTTTCTATGTGCGGCAGGGCGTGAACGCCTACGGCTTCAAAATCAAAGCGACGCACCTGCTTCTCCGTACCGAGTCGAAACGGCGGGAGAAGCGGCGCATCAAGCGGATGATGGAGAAGCTGCAGGAGGGCACGATCACGAAGGCGGCGATCGTTCAATCGGTCAACTCGTGGCTCGGCTTCGCCCGGTGGGCTTGCGCCTACAATCTGGCGAAGAAGATCTTCGCTCCCTACCGCTTCATCAAAACGGAAGGAGAGCTACCTTATGGCGCAATATCTCGGAACCGTCAAGCTCGGCGGATTCTACAACAACGGCGCGGCGCTGGCAAGACCTACAAAGCCGTGGCGTAACGACAGCGCACCCAGCGGAGCGTCCAGTGCGGGCAATATCCCCTCGATGTCCGGCAGCATTTCAAACTACAGCTTCGGCAACACGCCCTCGGACGACGCGAAGAAGCTCCAGTGGGTGAAGATCAAGGACGGCGACAAGACGCTGCTCATCTGTGACCGTGTCATCCTCGTCAACGTCACATGGAACGACCTGAACAGCGCGGGCTGGATCTTCGGCAAGGAGGTCACCATTGACGGCGCAAAGTACAAGCTCCGCTCCCTGACGGGTGGCAGCAACTACCGCAATACCTCCGACGCATACGCGGGCGGCACGCCCACCAATAACGAGTGGGACAGATTCATCACCCGCGAGGAGGTCATCACGGGCCTCCCGGCTCCTGTGTCCTCCGACCTCGACAGCAACCTCAACTCGACCGACTTTAGCAGCACGCATAACGCCCTCTGGAATTGGGCGGGTGTCTATACTTGGTGTCAAGAGACGTATTCCTCGAATACGTCGGTCCGTGCGGGCCGTGGGTACGATTCGGCCCGCTACTGGGACGGCAACGGTGCTACGCTCTCCAACCCGATCGTCGGTTTCCGCCCCGTCCTTGAAATCCTGAACACTGACCCTCTGATCTCTGACAGTGACAGAGATCTCGGAGATAAGAACAGCAATTTCACAATCACCTACACGGTCGATGACGCCGACTCCGGCGACGTCTTGACGGCGACGGAGTCGCTCGATGGGCAAACGACGAAGTCGTTTGCCCCGACGCGAAATTTGGTAAACACCATCTCCGTCGATGTCGATTCCCTGAGCCTCGGCAAGCACACTGTCAAGGTCGTCGTCAGCGATGGGCAGGGCGGCACAGCGACCCGGACGTGGACGTTCACCCGCACCAACTCCGCCCCGACCATTTCCGGCAGCGACGGCAACCTCGGGGATAAGAACCTCGGCTTCACCTACGCCTACACCATCGACGACGCGGACGGCGACACACTGACCGTCGTGGAGGAGCTCAACGACGAGACGATCCGCACGATCAACAACGCGCCCAAGGGCGAGGAGCTGACCGTGACGATCACCTCGGAAAAGCTCTACGCGCTGGGCCTCAATTCGGTCAACACCCTCAAGATCACCGTCACGGACGGCAAGGGCGGCACGGCCTACCGCCGTGTCACCTTCAAGCGCACGAACTCCGCGCCGACGATCTCCGGGCAGGACAAGGCCCTCGGTCTGAAGAACGGGAGCTTCGCGGAGAACTACACCGTGAGCGACGTCGAGGGCGACAACGTGGTCGTCACCGAGTTCGTGGACGATGTGCAGATCCGCAGCTATCAGGCGACGCTGGGACAGCAGGAAACGATCGAGCTGACCCGAGAGAAGTGGCTCTCGCTGACTAACGGACAACACCAGCTCCGCATCGAGGCGGTCGACGGCAACTTCGCTACCAGCGTCCGCGTCTTCTCCTTCAGCAAGAAAGAGACGGTCATCAAGTTTGAGCTGGCCGCGCCGGAAGAGACCGACGCAGCGGCGACCAAAGTGCTTGTGACGCCGACGTGGAAGATCGAGGGCGCGGTCGCCAAGGTGGAGGCGTGCAACAACGGCTTCGACGCCGTTCCCACATGGGAGGACATCACGGCGATGGTGCAGATCAACCGCGTCTACAACTTCACCAACAAGACCAAGACCGCGAGCAAGTGGGGCGTGAATATCCGCTTCACCATCACAAAGAATGAGGGCTTCGAGGGTGAAGTCTCCATCTCGGGCTTCGGAGGTGCGTATGAATAAGGACGTGAAGTATTTGACTCCCAAAAGGTCGGTCAAGGAGATCCACGGCACGGAGCGCCGCGCCGCATCCGCTCAGGCGGTCGCCGAGCTGATGTTTGTCAAGGCGGCACAGGAACAGCAGCTCGACGAGACCACGATCGCCGAGTACCCCGACCTCTTCGTGGAATGGGACGCCAACTGGCGCGGCAAGCAGGGTGACATCGTGCAGGACGAGGGCAACCTTTACCGCTCCATCCATGACGTCACCAACGAGGGCCAGAACACCAAGCCCTCTGCGACGCCCTCCATGTGGACGCGCATCGGCAACCCGCTCGACGAGTTCCCCGAGTGGGTGCAGCCCATCGGCGCACACGATGCTTACGCCAAGGGCGACAAGGCTTCTCACAACGGCAAGAACTGGGTGAGCACCGCTGACAACAACGTGTGGGAACCCGGCGTCTATGGGTGGGAAGAAGCCACTCAGGCGACCGCTGTGGCCGCCGACGAGGGCGACGGCGAGTAACTACTACCCCTTGGGCTTAGACGGCGCAGGAGGGGCGGCAAAACCGCTCCTCCGAGCGCCAAAAAAGCCCGCTCCTTTGCATGGGCGGCTCCCGGCTTTTTCGGGGGCCGTCGATGCATTTGAGCGAGCTCGGAAATGCTTCTTAGAATGGCGCTATTTTTTCTCAATTATCCTGTCCGAATTTCTCAAAAATCGTGTCGCGCTACAAACGTACCGGCGGACACCATGCAGGGCATCATCGTCGGCAGTCTGGCCATCGGCGCACTGACGGCTGCCATCGACTTCACCGTGCATTACGCCGCGACCTACCGCGGCATGTTCTACTGGGACGGACGGCTGATGGACACGGCGCTGATGGGCCCCTTCTCCGCCTATGTGGAGCCGGTGGTCATCGTGTTCGGCGTGGTGGTGCTGCTGGCGCTGCTGTCCGCCGTGATGCTGTACAGCTCCTATTAT